GCCATATTCTTCTTCATAACGCGCATATACTTCGTGCAAGAACGTACATGCATCATCAGTTTCTTGTTGCCCCTTGATTAGTCGCCGTGGTTTTCGTGTTGCGACATGTTTCATTTCTCCACTTTGTGGTTGTACTTGTTTATTATTTAAAGAATTACCAGTCCAGCAATAAGGTGTAGGAGTTTGAACTACTGATCCTACAGATTCCCCTTGACGTTTACCCTGCTCTCGCAGCGAGCCTCCATTATCGTAGCACACGAAGTCCTCTGAGGGTCGGACATTCGGTGAAGTCAACAATGAAGTATAGCTCAGTTGTTTGCCTCCGGCCAGTTCGTAACAGTGTGGGTATTTGATTTTATCGCAGTCAACCCACCCAAACAATCGATCCGCAGCGATATCATATCCACTGCTCCGTAGTTCTCCACAGTATTGGACGAACTTTTTGCGATACTTGTCGAAAGTTTCGCGAGGATAGTTTGACAATTCGAGTAAACACGAATTGAAACGTTGTATTTGATCCTCCATTACAGTTGGGTCACCTTCACTCCAGCGTGGTATATTGTCAATCACGTCGAACTCGAGAGGTGCCAGATACAAATTGCGTTGCTTATCATAAACCCATGATCGTTTCATAAAAGTTATTTGCGAAAACGGTTCATCAGAAACAATGCAATCGTTCTTATGTGCGTCAGTATATTGAACTCCAATTTCAGCTAAGATACTTGTCCATTTTTCAGGTGTAATATAGTCGCGGGCCTGTTGAGACCATGTTGCAACATTATCATCACCACCAAATTTAGCTCGGTTATGACAAAAGTAATCATGCATTGGAAATGGTGTTAATTTTCTGTACGCGTATCGGTGATATCTCATGTTGTTGTAGTCATTGAAGTGTGTTGTTCCACGCCAACCAGACGGGTTTCCTTGCATGAATATACACACTATGTCGTCAACTATTTGCATTGTGAAACATCCAGTAGCGGCCAGCACTAATCGAATGTTTTGATTCTCAATAGAATCATTGTACCATCGATTCGCGGCTTGCGCGTACGATATTGACGATTGAAAACTACAAGTTGAATCAAAGTTACGGTAATCTCCACAGCGGTGTAAACGAGCAACTTCTTGTAGAAAGGATGCACTAATTGTCCAATCGAGACTATTCGGATTCATTCCTTGTGAGAATTCTCTATTAGTTCCTTCGTAGTGACAATGTTCAATCCAAGCTCCAAGATACTTTCGAAAAGCCATAGTGTAGTCAACCGGTCCATTCTGAAATAGACGCGTTTTTCCAATTTGAACTTTTTCAGTAGGTCTCGTTTCATCTTTCAATGTAATGATGAAGTATGTTTCTTTAATGATACCTTTCTTCGCTTTTTCAATACGATCATTGTATTCACTCCATAAATATTCTTTTGGCTCATAAACAAATTTGCCATCGACACAAGTTCGTGAAAACCAATTGGCTTTCGCACCAGACTTGAGTGATATATATGGGAATCCAGGTGATGTTGACATATCCAAAGCGTTGGTCCATTCATTTCCATTCACCATTTCGTAGTCAGTTAATAATCTTCTTTCAGCAGGTGAGCGATATGATTCTATAGTACTAACAATATGCTCATTAATTTCATTTTCAATTGAATCAGGTAACAAATGCGTATAATTGGATAATTTAGCTAAAGCTTTAGCGAGTGGTTTGACGTGTTCACCTTTGTCGTTGTAAAACGGTACTAAGGCAGTTGGTGCAAACTTACACGGGCCAAAATCTTCTTCCATCATATCATATACGACTGATTTTGATACTTTATTTTTTCGCGGTAATGTTAGAGACAATCTCGAACCATCTTCTTTCTGTAACGACCCAATAACGTGTATTCCAGCTTCAACAGCATCATCCAGAATTTTACTTCTAGGCTTGCGTGATTCGTTTATAAAACGATGCGGAACTTCCATCATAGGTATTACTTCAGAATTTGATTGAAAATGCTCGAATGCTTCTAAGATATCCTCGTGGTACATAGGTACAGAATATCCATAGGATGCGGATGATGATCCAGCAACATGCATTCCATAAATTTTTCCAGAAACTCCATTATCAGTGTGCATCAATAGCATACCACAGTCTCCGTCTTGAGTCATAGACTTATCATAAACAAACATAGTATCACACTCCAAGTATTTCTTCTCATACGGCTTCGCAAAACCAGGTATATTTCCAACACCAGCAGGATACACAACGGATTGTGTAGTGGGTTGTCCAATATCTAATAATGCGGTCGTAGGTTTTCCATCAGTATCTGAACGATACGATCTTAATCCAAACAAGTATGATCCATATGTTGTAATTGATTTATCACACGACCTAAACAGTGACGCAATATTTCTATGCGCAGCCAACTT